AGATATTTAGAAAAAATAAATGATTATAATGTGGATTATAATGTAACTAAAGAATTAATTAGTATGATAATGAGGATAATTATAGTATTTTTAATATTATTTATTATCTATATTTCAAGAGAAGAGTTACCTTTAATAATAAAAATAACTGGTGGGTTATTCTTATTATTTTTTGTTGGTTTATATTTATATTCATTAAAGGTGATAAGTAGAACAGATTATACAAAAAGATTTTGGAATCATAAGTTTAAATTTAATAATAATAATATTCACGGATATATATTATAATTTTTTAGCTTTTTTCCAAACATTTTGATTATCTGGATCATATTTATCAATATGCTTACATTTTGAACGATATATATAACCAGGACAGGAACACATTATTTCAAATGGTTTATTAGTTATTTTAGAATTATTATAATATATTTCATATTCTTTATTACTATCTGTTTCACTTGGAATAGTAATTTTAGTAATTTTTGATTTATTTTTTTCTGAATCATAAGGAACTGCTTCTTTCCAAGAATCTAGATTACTTGGATCATATTTATCAATATGTTTGCATTTTGAATGATATAAATAACCAAGACAATTACAAGTTATCTCAATTGGTGTATCAAATTTATCAGATGATACAAAAATAATTTCATATTCTTTATTACTATCTGTTTCACTTTTAATAGTGATATAATTAAAATTTAATTTAGAAGTCATTTAATTTCAAATTAAAAATTGTAATCATTTTTTATAAATATTATATTATAAATATAATGTCGACTATTTCTAAAAATTATATAAATATTACTGATAATTATATAAAAATTAGTGCTGATAAAGAAGATATAGATAAATATAAAGATAAATATTATATAGTTCAGAATAAAATTGATAAAAATAAAAAAGTTGATAATAGAAAAAATTATCAATTAATATTTGTTATAATTATATTAATAATAGTTTTAGTATCTGCATTAAAATTTAATTTTAATAATGAATTAAAAAATAGAATAAAAATACTACCATTAATTTTAATAATTTTATTCTTTTTAATTTACATGATGGATAAATTTTATATTTCTGTAGAAAGATTTACAGAATTTGATTTAAAATTACAATATAAAATTACTGTAACCGATACTGTAACCAATAGTAATTTTACAGTAGTAGATAATTCAAATGCTGATTTAAATAGTATTAATAAAGATAAATATTATTTAACTTTAGAAAGTGATAATAAAGACTATCCAGATATATATATGTTAAAAAAAGATTTAACAAAAACATCTGGTTCTGATCCAACAAGTTATAATTACAGTTCAACTTTAAATTTAAAACACTTTGTTTATGATAATGATAAAAAAAAATATGAAGTGAATTCTGACCATCCTTTAAAGAATGGTGATATATTTAAAGTACAATTTAGTGAAATGGTTACAATTAGAAGTATAAATAAGAATCTAATAAATGAAGAAATAAAAAGTGAAGCATTAAGAAACCGTGGAAATAATTTAGTATTAAAAACAAATGAATATAATGGAACAGTTGTTAAATCAATTTTAAATAAAAGTGATTTAATTTATTTATTGATTTATATAGGATTAATACTTTTATTATGGAATATTTGTGTAATAGATTTTGGTTTTAAATATAATGATAGATTATTAGTAGGAATAATAGGATTATTATTGTTATCGGGAATATATTTATATTTACACCGAAATGTAATAATAGTTCATACAGATACAAATAAAAAATATTTTAGATAAAAATGATTTATTTAAGGATAAATTAATAATTATAAAATAATGACAGAGATAAGAGATAAAGTTAAAAATGAATTAACTAAAATATTAAAAAGAAAAATAAAACCAAAAGATATATTAAATATTGAAATTAGTATTTATAATAGTACAATAAATTATTGTAAAAATAATAATATACCTTGTAATTGGGAATCAGAATTATTTAGCGATACATATATTCAAAAAGCAATTAGTATTTATTCAAATTTAAAAGAACATAGTATTCATTTAATAGATGATATTAAATCTAAAAAAATAAAAGCAGAAAATTTAAGTTTTATGAAACCAACAGAATTAAATGAAAATATTTGGAAAGATTTACTAGATAAATATAAAGATAAATTAAAGAATGCGTATGAAGTGAAGATGGTATCGATGAGTGATCATATAGTTTGTAGAAAATGTAAAAGTCGTGAAATAGTATATTATGAATTTCAATGTAGAAAAGCGGATGAAGGTTCAAGTACAGCATATACTTGTTTAAATTGTAATTTTAAATGGAAAAAAAATTAACGATTTTATCGTGGCTAATAAAAAAAATGATATAAGAAATTAACAAATTATAAATATATAATATGAGTTCTGGAACTTTGCGGGGTTTTAAAGATGATATTGATACATCAAAAATTAATATTGGTTCATTGAGAAAATTAGATAGTGGTGGTCAAATGGCTGGTGTTTCTTATACTAATGAAAATAAACCATTTGTTATTCAGACTCCATTGATGCAAATTCCATATGATTTTGGTAAAGGATATAATGGTGAAAGATCTGATTATTTAACTTTAAGTTTTGGTGATTACAATAGTGAAGCTAAATTAAATAAATTTCATGAGAATATGAAAAATATTGAAAAACATGTTATTGGTCATGCTATTAAGAATAATGAAATCTGGTTACCAAGCACCGTTGGTAAATCACCCGAATTTATTGAACAATTAATGGAAGATGCTTTTAATCCATTTGTAAAACCAAGTGCAAAATATCCTCCAACAATGAAATTAAAGATACCTTATGATGAGGATAATAAAAAATATAAAGATATTATGATAACGGATTTAAAAACTGATGAAGAATATGATTTTAATGAAATTAAGGATAAATTGAAGGGTGCTTTTGTACGGATTTGTTTCCGTATTACAACAATTTATAATATTAATAAACATTTTGGTATTACAACAAAGGCTACTAAAATCAAAATTTCTTTTCCAGTAAAAGAAGAAGATGATTTTCTAAGTGATAGTGATGATGAAATAGCTATTAAAACTAAGAAAGTCGAATTAAATGATGAAATTGATAATGAAATTTTGAAAGAAATTTCAGATACTAAAGAACCAGTAAAAGATAGTGAAGAAGAAGAGGAAGATGAGAAACCAGTAGTTGTTACAAAGAAAAGAGTAAAAAAGAAAGCAGAACCAGAAGAATCTGAAGATTCAGAAGAATCTGATAAAAAGAATGATGATGAATCAGATGATGATTCAGAAGATGATGAACCAGTTAAACCAGTTAAGAAAACTGGTAAAAAAACAGTTTCAAAGAAGAAGTAAAAGTATAATAGCAAATAATATACTAATTGATATCCTACCAAACCAAGTAAAACTATCTGTTTCTATACATTTAATTGTATTTATATTATTAAATCCAAATAAAATTTCAAAAGATTTAAATATAATTGTATGAACTATAGGTAAATTAATAATAAAAAATAAAATTGCAGAAATAACAATTAGTCTAATTCGTTCTCTATCATCCATTTTTAATTATTTTTATATATTAAATTTCTAACCAATTTGGAGAATTAATATTAAATATTTTGGAATTATCAGCTAAAGATTTATATAAAATAAATCCATATGTACTTGCATCATTATCTTTTAACATTTCTAAAACCATAATACAAAATTTATAAACATAATCTGGATATTCATTACTAAAATCTGTACAACACATATAATGAGAATCATCAACATATTTATGAAAAGAATTTAATACTTTTACTATTGTTTTATAATCTAATGAAATAAACCATCTAATATCTGTATAATAACCTAATTTATCAAGTTCTAATGATATATCAGTATATGCATTAATAGTTGTTAGCCATTGGTATTCATCGTCATCTAAACATAATTCTTTAATATATAAATAATGATATAATCTATCGATAGTTTTATTAGTTATTTTATTTTTTGTATAAGGATTATATTTTTTTTTATTATTATTTATATGATACAATAAAGATAAGGCTTCAAAAACATATACTTTTTTATTATCAAGTATATAAAATGGATATTCAATTTCTGTTATATCATCAAATGTAAAGATTTCGTTATCATTTATAGGTTTTCCTAAAATTGCACCAGATATTTTAGACATATATTTTCTCCATAATCTTTGAAATAATATAATTTTTCTTTTTGTTGCTTTCAAATTAAAAACTAAACAATAATTTTCTAATTTTTCATAAATTCTTATTATTAATGTATTTTTTTTTAGATCTTTAAGTTTAAATCCAAAACCTAAACATAAATATAATTTTTCTTTATTTTTAAAAAAATTTTGTAATATATAATAACGATTATTCATTAAATTATTATACATATATAAATATAAAGTAATAACATCTCTAAATTGTAATGGTTTATCATCATTAATATTACATTCACATATTAAATTATAAATTGGATTTTTTATATGAATATGATAAATACAAAAAGGAGAAGTCATTAGAGAAGTATTTTTACATCTATTAGAATTAACTTTAAAATCACGATATATACAACGATTCAACATTTATTTTTAATTATTATTTATTTACTTATATTTAGGAATTATTGAATTATAATGATTATTATTAATTCTTTGAAGATAAATATTATCTTTTTTAAATTCAAATTCAAGTTCTGGTAATCCAGCATTAAAAATTGTAGAACTATCAAAATACATTCTATCTTTACATTTAGATAAAAATATATTAATTAAACTTATATCAAATTCATTTGCATATGTTGCACTTTCACCATCATTATTAAAATCATCTGTTATATGATGTTCTTTTAAGTAATTTGAAATTATTTCTCGAAATTCTTTAATATTATTTTTGGAATATAAATCTAATTCTTTCAATCTACTTAAATTCCATGTTGAAGAAATTTGTGTTTTTAAAGTATTTTTATCTAATTGTTTTAAATATAAAAATGTATTTTTAGTTAAATCATCATCTTTATTATCCAAAACTTTTTTTGATAAAAATTCACGAATCCATTTAACAAAATGATTTTCTGTTATATCTTCTTTTAATCCAGATCTTTGATTAAAACATTTAATAAACCTTAAAACTTGTTTAGTTTTATTTAAGTAAATATAAATTGCTCTATACATACAATTACCATCACCATCTGCTTTATTAACTTCATATTTATTATTATATTTTGGATCTTTTAATTTCTTTTCTCTTTCTAGATCTAAAAGAACATTATTAACATCATTAATAGAACTTGAAGAATCCATAGAATCTTTTCTTTCTGAAGATTCTTCCTTTTCTGAAGATTCTGAAGATTCTTCCTTTTTTGAAGATTCTTCTGTTTCTGAAGATTCTGAAGATTCTTCTGTTTCTGAAGATTCTTCCTTTTCTGAAGATTCTTCCGTTTCTGAAGATTCTTCCGTTTCTGAAGATTCTTTTGCTTTTGAAGATTCTTTTGTTTTTGAAGATTCTAAAGGTTTTTTAACATCTAAAGGTTTCTTTAAATTTTCTTTTAATAATTTTATATTTAATGGAATTAATTGAGATGAATTAATATAAGCATCATAATCATAATATTTATCATTATATTTAATAACTTTAAAATCTTTAAATTCTTTATTTTTAATAATAAAAACTTGACCTTTAATTGTTTTTTCTTTTTCAATGTGAATTTCTTGTAAATGAGAATATTCATCTAAAATATTAGGTTTATAACTTTCTAAAGATTTATCTAAATTAATTGCCCATTTATAACAATCAACTTTATTTGTCTTAGAATGAATATTACAATCAAAAGAACTTAATTTTAAAATATCTAGCATTTTTTCAATATTAGCATGTTTTTGTAATGATCTAAAAATTACAACTTCATCAGTTGTTTTTGATTCATATTTTAATCTAAAAGTATCATTTTTCTTAATTTGTTCATTAGTAGCACTTGTTAAATATATATATGTTTTAACATTACGTTTATCAAGTGGTAAATCTAAATGACTACCATCTCTAACAGCTCTACCAATAACTTGTTTAATAATAGCCCAATTCCAATGTGGTTCCATAATTAAAACATTTCTTACATTCTTTAAACTAATACCTTCTGAACCACTTAATGTTATTATTAATATTTTTATTTTTTCACCATTAATATTTTCTTTACTATTAAATGCTTTTATTTGTTCATTTGCAACTTCTTTATCTAAATCATATATCATATAATTAACTTTTTCTTTATTTAAATTAAATTTAACCGTTGTTCCAGTTTTATTATACGAAACATTTGAAAACCCTAACATATCTAAATATACTGATAACATACCAACACCCTCTAATGTTCTAAATTGTGAATAAATTAATACTTTTCCATCATTATCATTTATATCTTGTATCATTTCCATATATTTAGCACTTGATTCTCTTAGTAATTTATTTCTAGAATCTGGATCTAACTTTTCATATTTTTTTATAAATTTATTTTTAACATCTATAAGATGTTTCTCATATGCTATATCAACATCTTCGTCTAATTGTAAATCTTTAATTATTTTTCTTTGATCTGATGGATAATTACGTTTTATATCATTTGGAAATGCAAAATTACATACTGCTCTACTATAAGTTTTATAAACAGATGTTTCATCATCC